TTCTAAGTAACCATAAATAAATAAAGCATCGTCAGAGTGATGTGCAAACTCAAAGAAGCACTCTAACTCTGGGAACAATCTTTTCCATATTTCTCGGAAAAGGAGTGATATTGCTGCTCCAAAAAGTGATGAACATTTATTAAGATTCCCTTGCAACCAATTCCCCCTGACATTTGCAGAGACCCCGTCTTGAAAGAAAGCTAAAAAGTCCTTAACAGCTTCAGAATGCTCTTCCATCCCATCAATATATCTATGTAATTTACGTGACATGAAAAATTCAGTCTCGTAAATATTTCTCAAGGCATCAACAACACATCTTTTTAATTTTGTGTCAGATAAACCATCATGTATCACCTGTGTGAATCTCTTAAACTTTGCTGAATTATCACCTGGTGACCATTTT